AGGTAATATAAGTGCAAGTGGAACAATAACAGCAGATTCGTTTGCAGGTGATGGATCAAACCTAACAGGAATATCAGCAGATAGTTTAGCAGACAATTCTGTTGACACGGCAGAAATTGCAGCACTTGCAGTTGAAACAGCCAAGATAAATAATCTAGCAGTAACTACGGCTAAAATAGCAGATGATGCTGTAACTTATGCCAAAATACAAAATGTTAGTGCAACAAATGTAGTTTTAGGAAGAGATAGTTCAGGAGCAGGAGTAATAGAAGAAATAGCTGCAGCAGACCTTGTTGCTATGCTAGGAATAGAAGCTTCGGCAACTGCAGACCAATCTAATGCAGAAATCTTGACAGCTATAGAAGATGGGGTTGATAGTGTTCATTATAAGGATGCAAGTATAGATGCAGAGCACCTGGCATCTAATTCCGTTACAACTGCCAAAATAGCAGATGATGCTGTAACTGGCGCAAAAATTGAAAACAATCCAACAATCGCAGGAAACCTTACAGTAAATGGTAATACTGTATTAGGTAATGCATCAACCGACACAACAACAATTAAAGGAAACATAACAGCTTCTGGTGCTACATTAAGTATGAGTTCAGCTGCCTATATTCAAACTCCAGAAATTAGAGGAGCAGGAGCAGGAATAACTCAACTAGATGTAGCAGGTGAAATAACAGCCTCAGGTAATATAAGTTCAAGTGCAACAATCACAGCAAATGTAATTCAAACACCTAGAATAAATGCAACTGGTGGTTCATTATACATTGCAGACCCCGTAAACGTTGTAGGTCACATAACAGCCTCAGGTAATATAAAAGCAGCCGGAACAATCACAGCTAATGAAATACACGCAGAAACCTTGTTTAGCCATGCAGGAGATGCAAACACAGGATTACAATTTAGTGCAGACACAACTACAATTCAAGGAAATAATTTAGATATAGCAACATTTGCTTCAAATAGAATTGAATTAAATCTTCCAATTACAACTAACATAACAGCCTCAGGTAATATAAGTTCAAGTGCATATGTGTATTCACAAAACATAGAAACCTTTTGGACTTCATTTAATTGTGATGGAGATAGCAGTTTTGCAAATAGTGCATATGGACCAAATACACACGGTATAAATTATTATCATTGGAATAAAAACTGGACATCAACAGTAGGAGATGGTGGTGATCCGACAGGTGACCATGTACATAGATCAGAAATAAATACAGGTTGGTACGTGCCATATAAAATAAGAGTGGTAGGATTTTCTGGAGGACTCACTGACGCAAGTGCTGCATCAACAACAACGTGTACTGTTAAATTGTTTAATACAGTGGCATCACTTGCATCATCAAATTATGACTCAAATACAGGTACAACAAAGGCTTTGGTGGCCAGTTCAGGTAATGTAACATTGAATGGTAATAGATGGAAACACTACAATATTACAGGTTTATCTGTTGATCTAGAAGAAGGACAGTATGTTTTACCAAGAATTACAATGGGTGAAGAGTTAAACAACTTAAGAGGGCAATTTACAATAAAATATCATAGAATCGCATAGAATATATTAGGAGAAAAAAATGGCTATTAGAAAATCAAATGACTTAGAAAACGAATCAGACAGTAGATATAATAACGTCAAGACATCAAAGGCACGAGAAAAAATAACTGAAAGATTTGATGATACATCTCACAATGAACAAATATCAGACGAAGCTCTTCAATTTTTAAATAAAAAAATAGACGAGTGTATTGATGAAATAAATTTATCTGATTCGTCAAAAATAATTACTTCTGCTCAAGCTTCTGCAATATCGGCTAACACATCTAAGGTAGGAACAACATCAACCGAAAGATCTAGAATAGTAGCAAATCACTCTAAAGTTGGTATAACTTCTACTCAAGCTAGTCATATAACTGCTAATAATGCGAAAGTAACTTATGATAAAAATTTATCTGCTACTGAAGAAATAACACTTAAAGCAACGGTCCTAAACAGTAGAGGTACCTATACATTAAGATTTGAAATGACACATGGTGAAACTACAAAAACCGCGACTTTAGCATTAAAATAATATGGCAACACAACTAATTACAGTAAACACCGTTCTAGCATCTCCGAACTTTAATGTATCCTCTGCACAAATTTTAGCTAATGCGTCTGATGACTCTAACAGTACTAGTTTTGAAAATACTCAGGGAAATCAACTTGTGACCTTTGGGCTGGAAGGCACTGGCGATTATGCAAATCTTGCAGCTGCTGCATCAATTGTGAGCATACAGCCCATTGTAACAATGGCAGCTGCAGGCAAAGGAGCAGCCAGTGTAAATACTGTAATTACGGATGATGGTAGTGCAGCAAATGCTACAGTATTATCTACTACCTCCGAAGCCCCAGTAGATTTATCTGCCAGTGTGTATACTCCATCAACCGGTTTAGGTGGGAGTAAATTAAATGGTTTGGAATTTAATATTACCGGAAATACGGGTGGAGCTAATGTAATTTATCGTGTAAGGTTTCTAGTAACATTTATTTTACCAGGAGGTGGTAATATCCTCTTTCATTCAGGAAAAATTCAATTAGGAGCGGGAAATCTCAGTATATAGTTGTTCTATTAAACAACTCCCGTATATTTATATAATAATATGACACAATTAACAAAATACCTTACAGACCAAATTTTATTAGAAAATTCTAATATTAAAAATATAGTTGCAATCTATCCAGGCAGATTCCAGCCTATGGGTGCACATCATGCTAAAACATATAAATGGTTATCTAGTAAGTTTAAAGATGTATATGTTGCAACAAGTGGTAAAGTAGATTTACCAAAATCACCATTCTCTTTTGCAGAAAAGAAAAAAATAATAAAGTCACATGGAATATCAAAGGTTGTACAAGTAAAAAGTCCATATAAAGCTGAAGAAATACTTAAAAAGTATGACCCTAAAACTACAGCTGCAGTATTTGTGTTTGGAAAAAAAGACGCAGGCAGACTTAAAAGTGGTAAATTCTTTCAAGAGTGGAAAGGAAAAGCTGAAATGGGATATAAGGAAGGAGCATATGTATTAGAGGCACCTCATGTCAGTATGAATGTTTCTGGATACGGTGAAATGAGTGGCACTGCAATTAGAAAAGCATTAGGCGATACTTCACTAGATAATAAAGAAAAGCTAAAAATATTTAAAGGCATATTTGGCCACACTAAAAATTATAAGCTAGTTGTAAACAAACTGGAAAAGCTTAATGAATCTATATTAGAATTCTGTATAAAAACAAACTTTTTTGAATTAATAGCCGAAGCATCTGCAACTGCAACAACTGGTGGAGATGTTGATGATGGACCTCCAACATACTTTATAACAAAGGCCGCCTTTGAAAAATCAGGCAAAAACTTTGCAGAAATTGTTGGATATGAAGTAATTAATTATTTAGTTGGTGACGATTTAAACATCGACCAATTAAAGTCCGATCCTGCAATTAATGACTATTCTCAGGGTGTAACATATTTTGCCGCTGGAGTAGCTGGAGCAGATACTGCAACAAATCCTAAAAATTATAAGGATACAAAGGCATACTCAAAATGGCGATCTAGAATTAAAAAAATAGCTAAAACGGCAGGTATGGAATTCATAAATTTTATGGGAGCAGAACAATCTAAGGACAAAAAAAATCTAGAAGGTGATAAAATAAAGGAACCTTTAAAATTAAATAAAAACCTTAAAAAAGTGCAAAAAATGCTTAAAAAACAAAAAAAACCTATTATTGATTTACCAATATCACCTAAAAAAGATTTATCAATAAATACAGAAAGCCTTAGTAAATGGTTAACTGAACAAATTTTATTAATTGAAGGAGGTGCATACGGACATATGTCTCATCCATTTGATGATAGAGGTTTAAAATTTGGTGACTTTAAAAAAATCATAGATTTATCTCTACAAGGAAATCTAGATTTAGAAAAAGCAGCAACAGAAAAAACTGACGGCCAAAATCTATTTATTAGTTGGAACGGAAAAATGCTTGCAGCAAGAAATACTGGAGATCTTAAACGAGGTGGAATGGACTACAAAGCCATTGCTGCAAAATTTAAAGGTAGAGGCAATATTGAAAAAGCCTTTACATTTGCAATGAAAGACTTAGGAAAAGCAATTGGAAGTCTTAATCCTAAACAACAACAAAAAATATTTGACAATGGTAATAATTGGGTAAACATGGAAATAATGTTTCCGGCATCCGCAAATGTAATTACATATGACGCACCGTATCTACAGTTCCATAATGTATTAAAGTATAAAGGTGGAACAGCCATAGGTTCAGTTTCTGATGGAGCTAGAATTCTTGCAGGAATGATCGCACAAACAAACCAAACAGTACAAAAGAATTTTTCCATTATAGGACCAAAGATTCTTAAAATGAATCCACACCAAGACTATTCAGCTAAAAAGCCATACTTTACTGGAAAGTTAAATGCACTAATGAAAAAGTTTAATATGAAAGATTCTTCGACTTTTTCTGAATATCATCAAGCATGGTGGGAAGATTTTGTCGACAAAAAAATTACTGGAATAGATAATAAAACTAAAATGGGACTGGTTAAACGATGGGCATTTTCCGACAAGTCTTTTAGATTAGATAAAAAAACGTTTACAGATGAAAAAATTCTTGCAAAGGCAAAAGAGTTTGACAAGTTAAAACATGCAGATCAAGTAAAAAAGAACATGCTACCATTTGAAACCCTATTCTTTGAACTAGGAGCAGAAGTTCTGAAAAACGTAGAAGGATTTTTAGCTGCAAATCCAGATAAAGCTATTCAAAATGTACGAAAGCAAGTTGCAAAGGCAATTACTGATGTTAGAAAAGGTGGTGACTTAAAGAAATTAAACAGAATGACCAAACAATTGCAAAAAATATCTGCTATTGGCGGGTTTAAAACTATAATTCCAAGTGAAGGACTAGTTTTTATATATAAAGGAAGTACATATAAATTAACAGGAGCATTTGCACCAGTAAACCAAATTACTGGTATGATGACATTCTAAAAGAGAAAAGGTTATGAAAAAAGGAATAAGCGAAGCTAAGGTCCAAAGGATGCGAAATATCGTCAATAAGGATTATACAAAATCAGTAAATACCCAAGTAGGATATAAGGCCTCGGAAAAAAAAGTTGAAGGAGACGTTTGGGAAGAATCTGGAAAAACTTGGACAATAAAGAATGGAATAACACAAAGTATTTCAAAAATGCAATCTGTTCGGGATTTTGTAAAAATGCCATTAACATGTCCAAAATGTGGAAACATAATGAAGGGTCAGTTTGATAATTACCATTGGAAAATAAACAAGGAGTGCTTAGGATGCCACGCCGCAGAATCTACTGCACAAAGATTAGGTGGTAATTATGAATTAAAAATGAAAGACCTATTTAAGAGGAACAAAACAGCTCAACTTGAAGATTTGGTTGAAGAATTTGATGAATGGCTAGATACAAATCACACATTTGTTACAGAAACTGGCGACATTGAAGATTGGTCAGGTGGACTTAATAAGTCTGAACTGAAGTCAAAGTTCAAAAAAGAACTTTTAGATTGGAAAAAACATTTAAATGAGATGTGATTAAAGCTTGTATCGTTATATTTATATGATATAAGTCTAATAATAGGCATTTTAAACATAGTATTTTGGGATTAAACATGAAAAAAAATAAACTACAAGAAATAATCAACGAAGAAGTAGCGGCATTACTAGAAGCTTCAATGTCTCGTAAATTTATGAACGCAGTAGAAGATTTACAAAAAATACAACTAGCTCAGCAAAAATTAAGAAAGGCTTTCGTTGCAGAAAAAGATGCAAAAAAGAAAGAAAAACTTAAACAAGATATTATTAAAATGTACAAGGTAGTTCAGAAGGCTGAAGCAGACTTCAACTCTGCTATAAGAAGTGAACCTATTGATGATATAGATGAAGGAAAAAATAAAGGTCTTTGGGCAAATATTCATGCGAAAAGAAAACGAGGCGAAAAACCTGCAAAACCAGGTGATAAAGACTATCCTAAAACATTAGATATAGAAGATATACAATTTGAAGAAGTTCAACTAACAGAAAGTGCAACTGATACATTGGCAGACGATATAGGTGGTAAGGTATACAATGCAACAGGAGGTGGAACAGCTGAGGCTCGATCAACAGATAAAACTTTTGATGATGGAGTTCCAGTACTAAAATATATCGCAAGAGCCTCAAAGAAAAGGGTTAAACTACCTAAAAAATTTAGAGTAGTTGTAGATGAAAAATACGGATGGTTTTACTATTTTGACAAGGGTAAATGGTACGGTATAGACAAAAAGAAATACAGTACTCCACCATTCGACTATTAAATAAAGGAGAAAAGTCATGAGCATACTAACAAAATTACTTTCAGGTGGAGCAGGTGAACTGGTGAAGAGTGTAGGTGGAGTTATAGATAACTTGCACACGTCAAAAGAAGAAAAACTAGCAGCAGAACAAAAAATCCAAGAATTAATTAAAGACTATGAAACACAAATGGAAGCCAACATCACAGACCGATGGAAAGCTGATATGAATAGTGATTCTTGGTTGAGTAAAAATGTTAGACCATTAGTGCTTATTTTTTTAGTAGTCTCCACAGTTCTAATGATATTTATAGATGCAGGAACAATTAGTTTCAATGTTGAAGCTAAATGGACTGATCTATTACAACTAGTTCTTATTACTGTAATAGGTGCATATTTTGGAGGTAGAAGCCTAGAGAAACGAAAGAAATAGTTACCAATTAGGTTTTTATAAAGATAAATATATATTTATATATATGAGACAAAAACAATCTCTTAAACAAATAATCCGAAAGGAATATCTTAAATGTGCTGAAGATCCGATATACTTTATGAAAAAGTACTGTCAGATTCAGCATCCAACAAGGGGTAGAATACCTTTTCACCTATATCAATTTCAAGAAAGAAGTTTAGAAAGTTTATCTAAGTTTGACTATAATATCATATTAAAGTCTAGGCAATTAGGCATATCCACACTTTCAGCTGGATATTCACTCTGGTTAATGCTATTCCAAGATGATAAAAATGTTCTTGTAATTGCAACAAAGCAAGAAGTAGCAAAAAACTTGGTAACAAAGGTTAGAGAAATGCACAACTATTTACCAAGCTGGCTAAAAGGAAATACAACAGAAGATAATAAGTTGAGTTTGCGATTCTCAAATGGATCTCAAGTAAAAGCCGTTTCAAGTTCAGGTGATGCAGGTAGATCTGAAGCATTATCACTATTGATAATAGATGAAGCAGCTTTTATTGACAAAATCGATGAAATTTGGGCTTCAGCACAGCAAACATTAGCAACTGGTGGTAAAGCAATAATACTATCAACGCCAAATGGAACAGGAAATTTCTTTCATAAAACATGGGTAGCTGCAGAGGAAAGCAGAAATAAGTTTAACACTATTAGGTTGCATTGGAACATGCATCCCGATCGCGAACAAGAATGGAGGGATGAACAAGAACAATTACTAGGCCCTAAAATGGCAGCTCAAGAATGTGATTGTGACTTTATTTCTTCTGGTAATACTGTAATAGATGGTCAAACTGTACAATGGTATAAAGAAACATATATGCAACCTCCAGTTGAAAAGCGAGGACAAGGCGGAGAATATTGGGTATGGGAATATCCTGATTATTCTAGGTCGTATATGGTGGTTGCCGATGTAGCACGAGGAGATGGTAGTGATTATTCATCTTTTCATGTAATAGATATTGAAAATCTAACACAAGTTGCAGAATACAAAGGACATCAAACACCTAAGGATTTTGGAAACATGTTAGTAACTGTTGCAACAGAATATAACGAAGCTCTACTTGTAATAGAAAATGCTAGTGTAGGATTCGGATCAATACAGAGTGCAATAGACAGAGAATATAAAAACTTATATTATACATATAAACAGGATGGTGTGACAGATGCAACCACCCAAATATCAAAAGGTTACGATTTAAAGGATAAAAGTCAAATGACTCCAGGTTTTACAACATCTAGTAAAACCAGGCCACTTTTAATTTCAAAACTTGATATTTATTTTAGAGAAAAAACGTTTATCGTTAGATCTACACGGCTTTTAGACGAACTCGCAGTCTTTATTTGGAAAGGACATAGAGCAGAAGCCCAGAGAGGATATAATGATGACTTGGTAATGGCGCTAGCAATAGGCTTATGGGTACGAGACACAGCCTTAAAGCTTAGAAATGACGGCATACAACTAAGTAAGAATGCAATTAACCATATTGTAAAAACTGACGGAATGTATACTCAAAATGATGTTCATAGTGATTGGAAATTTGAAGACGGTTCAAATACGGGAGAAGATTTGACATGGTTAATAAATTAGGGAAATAAAATGGCAGACAAAACATTATTTGGAAGATTAAAAAAACTAATTGGAAGCTCAGCAATAGTTAGAAAAGTTGGAGACAATAAATTAAAAGTTATTGACCCAGCAAGAGCACAATCAGCAGGAAATTTAGAATCAAACATATTGGTTGATAGATTTAATAGGCTACATACTTCATCAGGAGGCAGTGGAATATATGATCCTAGCCAAGGCTTTAATCAACTTAGACAAGAACTGTTTAAGGATTACGAAGCAATGGATAGTGACTCAATTATATCAGCAGCACTTGACATCTATGCAGATGAATCTACATTGAAAAATGAGTTTGGTGATGTATTGGAAATTAAAAGTGGTAAGAAAGAAATTGAAGAAATACTAAACAATCTTTTCTATGACGTATTAAATGTTGAATTTAATTTATATCCATGGATTAGAATGATGGCAAAGTATGGAGACTTTTATCTACAATTACATATTGTTGAAAAACTTGGTGTTACTGGTTGCAACCCACTATCTCCTTACGCAATAACTAGACAGGAAGGAGTAGATCCAAATAGGCCAGATTCTGTAGAGTTTTTATTTGATGAAACTTTTGGAGGTGCCACAGGTGCATATGGTAGGGCAACTAAAAACAATCAAAAAGTTTTTGAAAACTATGAAGTTGCTCATTTTAGATTATTACAAGATACTAATTTCTTGCCGTATGGAAAGTCTATGATAGAACAACCTAGAAAGACTTGGAAACAATTAACTCTTATGGAAGATGCAATGATGATTCATCGTATTATGAGAGCCCCACAAAAACGCGCCTTTAAAATTGACATAGGAAATATTCCACCAGCTGAAGTTGACACTTACATGCAAAAAGTAATCAACAAGATGAAAAAAGTACCATTTATGGACAAAAATACTGGTGATTATAACATGAAATTCAATTTACAAAACATGATCGAGGATTTTTATTTACCAGTAAGAGGTGGTAATTCAAATACATCTATAGAGGATATAGGCGGACTTGAATGGACTGGTGTTGATGATATTGAATATTTAAGAAATAGAATGATGGCCGGATTACGTGTACCAAAGGCTTTTTTAGGATATGATGAGAATGTGGATGGAAAAGCAACACTAGCTGCACTTGATGTTAGATTTTCCAGAACAATAGAAAGACTACAAAGAATATTCGTTTCAGAATTAACTAAAATTGCAATCGTTCACTTGTACACACAAGGATACAGTGATGAAGACTTAGTAGACTTTAGCTTAACACTAACAAATCCATCCACAATAGCAGAACAGGAAAAATTAGATGTGTTTGACAAAAAAGTATCCTTGGCAGATGCAATCAAATCAAATAAAATGCTTTCAGAAGATTGGATATACGAAAATATTTGGAAAATGAGTGGTGACGATATTGAAACCGAAAGAGAAAAAGTAGTAGAAGATGTCATTCAAAAATACAGACAAGACACGATTGAATCAGAAGGTAAAGACCCTGCAAAGGAAGATGAAGTAGCTGAAAATATGAAGAAAAAAAATAAGCAAACACTTTCATCTTCAGGAGATACTAGAAAAACCAGATCAGGAAAGTCAGATTCTGATGTTGGAAGACCTGAAGTAGACACTGATTATGGCACACAGCGCGCTCCAAGAGGTAGAGATCCTTTAGGAAGTGAAACACGGTCAAGAGACATAAAAAACAGGGATAGAAGTATTAAGGTAAATACTAAGGAAATATTCAATAGTATGAACCTTGGTAAAAAGATGAACCTAAATGAAAAATCTATGTTAGATGAGGACAACTTATTGCACGAAGAAGACACAAAGGCGTAATCGTCTATATTTATATAAGAGACAAGAAAGTATAAGGGCATAATTATGGCGAAACATTCGAAAGTAAAAAATACAGGAATTCTATTTGAATTATTGGTTAGACAAATCACAACCGATACTTTAAATGGAGTAGATAAGTCGCCAGCAATCGCGATAATTAAGGAGTATTTTGGAAAAAATACTGTGATTAAAAAGGAACTTCACCTGTATCAGACATTAGTAAATGAAAAATACAAGACAGAATATAAGGCAGACAAGTTTGTAGATCTAGTTCTAAAGGAACGATCAAAATTAAATTCAACTACATTAAGAAGAGAAAAGTACAACTTAATTAGGGAAATTAAAAACAACTATAATATTGAGGAATTTTTTAAGGCAAAAATAGGAAAATACAAACAGAATGCTTCCATATATATTTTGTTCGAGGTATCTAGTGAAAATTCTTTTGCAACACCTAGAATAAGTCTTCAATCTAGAGCAAACATAGTAGAACATATCTGTAGAACAACTTCGGCAGTATCTCATGTTGATAGAGTAGTTGAAGCATTCAGAGCTGAAGATAAAGATTTAAGGCTATTGGCATATAAAGTTTTAGTTGACAAGTTTAATAAAAAATATAGTAAACTTACTGAGGGCCAAGCATCAATACTTAGAGAATACATTAACAACATCTCTAACACAGAAACACTTAGGTCACAATTACAAACTGTAGTTTCAAAACATCTAAGATCTCTATCTACAGAATTAAAACATGTAGACGACGCAGTTGTAAAAATAAAATTAAAAGAAGTCGCAAAACAGCTTAAGAATTCTATAGTCAATAAAAAAAGAATTGACGAGAAAAAAATACTAAACGTATTACGATTATCTGAATTAGTTGTGGAAGTTAGAAATGCAAGAAAATAATATCATAAATAATGATGACGATGAGTTAGATGAAATTAGTGTTTCAGCTAACGCAGGAAATTATGA